CCACACCTCCGGTTTTTTGGTGTGGATCGCGCCGACCATGACGGAGTCGGACTGACTGAACTGGCGGTAGGAGCCTACCGGAACCGGAGCGTCAGTGCCCTGCTTAATCCTACTGATGTCCTGCTTGCATGACGAGAAGAGCGCGATGTCTCCGGGGACGGGGTCGATGATGAGCGCAGCGATGCCCCCCTGAACCCTGACATACGGCAGCCTGCTCATGCTGGGCATGGGAAGGCTTTTGCCGCTGGCGTCAGCCTGAGCGGTCAGCTGGGTAGCCGATACCGCTCCGGAGCCTGAGCCTGAACCCTTGCCTGAGCAGGCGTCAATCCTGCCCACGAATGAGGTGGTCAGGCCGTTCCGGAGCTTCTGCTCCATTGCGAAATCGAGAGCATTGTATGCCCCGGTGTCGCTGTACGCGGTATCAAGGCCGCGCTTGGTATGGTCATCAATCTGTGCCATTACGCGTATTTCCCGTTAGGTGATTTGTTTGGGTAGAAGCCTGTAATCTGACTCTCCCAGCTTCCATCGCCGGGCATGTTGGCTGACAGCTTGTGCGTCAGCTTCACGATGCGCCATGTGCCGGAAGCCTTCGGCACAATCGTCTCAAGCTGCACCAGTCCGCCGAACTTGAAGGCAGGGTCAAAGATGGCCTTGCACTCAACGCCGTTCTGCGTGATTGTCGGATAGCCGAGCAGGCCGGAGTCCTTCGAGAGCACGACGGTCTCGCCCTCCCTGCCCGCACCTGTCGGCACAAGGACTGCCTCGCCGTCGTCCATGATGAGGTCTGCGCCGATTTGGCTGGCGCACTGCTGAGCCTGCTGTACCGGGGAACCGCTGAACACGCAGTCTGAAATCTGGGTGTCAACCCCCTGGTTCTGGAACGTGAACCCCGCCTGCTCCATCTGGCCCTTGATGAAGGCGTCGGCCTTCTGCGTGCCGTTGATGGCAGTCGGGCCTTTGGCGATCATGCGCCCGAAGTAGCCGACAGAGGCTTCCATCTTAAACTTCACATCAGGAGCGGCGTTAAAATCCGCTCCGGCTTTCGTGATTGTGCCGCTGAACACCTGCGAGAACTCGTGGTACTCGTCTCCGGCGTAGATGGTCAGCTGGTTGTTCTTCACGTAGAGTGGATCAAAGGCGAGAGTGCTGAGCTGTTCCATGTCCGGGAGCCTCATACCAGCGATTTCGACAGAGGCCTTGCCGCACTCCGGATACGCGAGTTTCTGAATGGAGCAGGTCATGGCGAGGTCTTCAATCGTCTTTGTGTTCCCGCCGTCCTCAAACTCGCCCTTGTACAGCTGTATCACAATACGAAGCTGGCGGCGGACGAAAGAGGTGTTAATCATGGAGCGCCTCCGTCTCATCATCAGTCAGCCAGTACAGCTGGAAGCGCGTGCCCCACTCAGCAAAAGCCGGAGATTCCTGCGTCTGTGGAGTGCCTGCCTGAGCGTCAATCACGTAAAACTGTCCACGGAAGCCCCTGAGTGGATAGGGGAGTACCGGAGTTGTCGGCTGGCAGAGCATGCCCTCCGCAAGCAGTGTCCGCCCGACAGTAAGGTCAAGATACATGAAGCCCGCGCGCTCAAAGACATGGAGCGTGCAGACCTGCCCGTCAAGATCAATCTGCATCGACTGATTCGGATAAGCCGAAAGCGGTATCTGTATCATCTGCTCCTCCTAGCCTCTGAAGTAATCTCTGAGCGATGTAAGAGCGGAAGTCTCTCCGGTCTTTTTCGTCTTGCTCGAAGCTGACGACGTGCTGGTGCTCTTTGCCCGCACCCTGCCGCGCTTCTGCTCCGGCGCAACCTTGGTATTCGTGTACTTACTCTCCACCTGCCGGACCTCCTCGAGGCCGATGTCGATGTACGCCACATCGAGGCCGTCCTCAGGCTTCCGGCTGTACTGGAGCTTCACCATGTTGTAGTCCTGATACACGTTGTCAGGCGTGATGAGTGTCAGCAGGTCGGTCTGCTCCATCATCATCTCAAGGTCAGTCAGTGAGCTCATAAGCTCATCGGGCAGACCTTTGATGGCGACCTGCAGGCCGATGGCGGCAGGCATCGAGGTGCGGTTGTAGGAGACAAAACCGCCCTCCTCGACAGGCGAGGAGATAATCTTGCACTCACCGCTGTAGTCCATATTCATGAAGACGCTGAACTCGACAGCATCAGAGAGATCTTCACTCTTGCAGATTGCCCAGCCGGACTCCTGAGGCCTGTTGAATCCCTGGAGCGCCTGATAGTTGTTCTGTATGGCTCCGTATCCGCGTATGACAGTCTCAAACATGGCTCCTCCTTACTGCACGGGCGACATGGCGCCGGACTTGAACGTGTCGCTGACGGTATTGCCAATCTGCTGCGCCGTGCCCCTGTCAGCGTTGCCATTGATGGTGATGTTGACCTCCTGCCTGCGGTTGTCGTTGCGGACGCTGGAGGTCTGTGAGGAATTGCGCACAGACGAGAAACTGGAGGAGGAGACCGGAGCCATGCGGACAGCCTGCGCCCTGCCTGCGCCGGCAAGGACTGCCTGCACGCCGCCCACAACAGTCTGCTTCCTACCATTGGCAGTCGGGACAGGAGCGGCGGAGGCTGCTGCTTCCCTGCGTTTTGCGCCTGCCAGCGCGATCTGCTTCTGCTTTTCGTACTCTTCCGGAGTCAGCAGTCCACCGCCCGTCTTTTTCTCTTCGCTGTCTCCCATCTCAATGCCTAACATTCCGGCAACGCCGGAAAGTTTGCTCTTGATGCCGTCAATCGCTGAGCCGAAGACGCCGGTGATTTTGTTCCAGAGACTGGAAAACCACGAGGTCAGGCCGCTGAACGCGGTCTCGATGTCGTCAACGACCGCACCTGCTCCGTCCTTCATGCCCTGCCACACGCCGCCGACGGCGGAAAGCGCGGAGTCAAAGGCTGAACCAATGTCGGAGCCAAGAGCCTCCGCCCCGTCCTGAATGCCCTGCCATGTGCCGCTGAACCCGGTGCTGATAGCGTCTCCCGCTTCTGCCGCCTTATCAGAACAGAGCGACACGAAGTCAGAGAGGACATTCGCTCCCTGCCCGATGAGGTCAGCAAAAAAATCAGTAACGGTATCCCATGCGCTGGCGATATCGTCAGAGAGCGCGAAGAAGCCATCGGCGATATCCCGCCCCCATGACACAAAGAAGTCGGCAACGTCTTCTCCGAGAGCCTTTGCGCCTTCGCAGACGTCGTCCCAGTTCTTGTACAGCATCCACGCGGCAAGGGCGACGAGGCCGAGAGCGAGAGTGAGCGGATTTGCCCAGACGGAGGCGGTGAAGGCCGTCCATGCGATTTTAACGCCGTTGATGATGCTGGTTACAACCTTGAAGGCAGTGAAGGCGGTCAGGAGCACTCCGAGAGCCTTTGCGAGCGACAGGCCGGTATCCTTCAGCCAGCCCATGAGCCTGTTGAGCGTCTCGGTATCGCCCTTGACGAAGCCCATTGCCTTCCACAGTGAGTCGAGACTGCTCCTGCCGCCCTTGAGGTAGACAATGAGGTCATCTACCGCAAGTGCGAGAGCGAGCACCATCCCCACAACCCACGTGATGGGGTTTGCGAGAAGCACTGCCGCCCAGCGGACAAAGACCGGAATGAGCACAGTGCCGACGACCGCACCGAGCACCCTCATGAACCTGATGATGTTGTCGGGGTTGCGCGATACCCAGTCCGTAACCTTCCCCAGCCAGCCAATCATCTTCTCCATCGCGGGCATGACGGAGCGCATGGCGGCGGCGGCAAAGTCGCCCATCGCGATATTGAACTTTACAAGAGCCTCGCGCGATTTCTTGTAAAACTCGATGTCGTCCTTCGAGATGCGCTGAAGCTGAGCCTTCTTGAGGCGCGTCTCCTCCAGCGTCTTGTTGTACGCTCCGGTCGCCTCAGCGACAGCGGCGACATCAGAGAAGTAGCCGCCTATCATTTTGCCGACGGAGACTGCGGCGAGGACGGGGGCGACAAACTGGAACAGGACTTGGCCGGCCTTCTTGCCGAAGTCATCGACAGACTGCCCGATGCCCTTCAGCTTCTCCTTTGCCTCATCAACTTTCTTCTCGACGCGGTCAATCTGATTCCCGGCCTCGTCGGCTCCGGTCTGCATGCCCCTCGCGTCAATGCCGAGGGCAATGAGGATTTTGTCAGTAATTGTGGCCATTGCCCGCCTCCCTTTCCGCCGCCTGCTGGAGTGCCCACTGGTTGTAGCTGTCCACCTGCATGCACTCCAACATCATCAGCGCGTCCTCGTAGTCATATACCGTCTGCAATTCGTACAGCGTTGCGTAGTGGTTGATGATCAGGGGCGCGAAGAGCGGGGAACAATTCGCGGTTTGGGCTGCCCTGAAGCCTCGGGGCTGGGGGATTTCGCGGAGCCTGACACTCCGCCAATTCCGAAAAAACCGAGGTGCAGGGTGATGACCGCCTTCTGTATCGCAAAAAGCGACCTGATGTCCTCAACTTTGCTGTCGATGTTATCGGCAGTGACCGCGAGGTATGCCTCTCCGACCTTCTGCTCGACACAGCTGTATAAATCCTCGACAAGGGGCTTCACGGTCTTCTCGTAGTCGAGGTTGCCGAGGAAGCGCAGGCCGTCCTTCATCAGGAGGTTTGCGATGACCTTAGTGGTGTCCATGCCGTCGGCGATGTCCACATCCTTCGCAAATCCAGTAGATGCCAGCGCCTTGCCCACGAGGATAAGCCATCTCTCGAGGCGGGTCGCCGGCATCTCGCGGATGCGGAAGGTCAGCTCATTGCCGCGATCGTTGACCGTGATGATTTCTTCCTTCCGCATGTCTTACGCTCCTGCAACAGTGTAATCCTGGAACGCGAACTTCCAACTGGTGGGGTCAAGCACTCGTTTCGGAGCCGGCACGGGATTGCCGTTGGTCAGCACCCCGTGAGACCACTTGTGCACCTGCCCGGCTGCGGGAATGACAAGTATGAGCGAGCACTCGTAAGTCCTCTTGTTGACCTTCATCGCCTGAAGGATTGACTGCATGGTCTCAAGTGACGGCGAGGAGGCCTCGAGGGTGATGGTCACGGTATACGGGTTCGGGACATAGCCTGCCGCCATGCCGCCGTCAACGCCCATGCGAACCTGTGAGATCTCCATGTCGTCCGAGGTTGCCATGGAGTCGGCGGAGAAGTTCTGAAGCGGGATGCCAGCCGGGTACAGCTCATCGACAGTGAGGTACAGCTGCGCGTTCGCGCTGGTGATATTACCTAAAGCCTGAGTCATGATTTACCTCCTTAGACTACTGCGGTTGAGGGCAGGTTGATCTTGTGTACGCTTCCGCCGTAGGTGTACCAGAAGCTCATGGAAGGGCTGATGCGCGCCTGACGGATTG